CTGAATGTTTGCTAGATCGGCTTGCTGCAATCTTGTTCTTGTCGTTCCGGTTGCTGCAGTACCTCTTTGTTTGCTAATAACATCATCTATTGCCTGAACCTCAGGATCGTTTTCTCCCTTTTCCAAAGCTAATTCATTTCTTTTTTCCATTAACTTTAAAATCTGTGGCTGATTAGCTCCTTTCCCCAATTTTGTGTTTTTATTTAAAAACATCTGTTCAGCCAATTGTTTTGATTCTGGTGTACCAGCTCCTTTTAAATATTCTGCGGCAGTTATTTCCGAAGGGTTAACTTTCCCTTGCGCAAGAAATCTAGCAAAGTCTTTTGATTCTTGAGTATCAGAACCATGAATAAAATTAGATAATAATTGCTCATGCGGTACTCCGTGTCTCTGCATATAATTTAATTTAGCCTGCGCCAGCGGTCCAGCAAGCTTAGATTCTTCCCCTAACAATCTATTCTTAAACAGCTCTTGTTGTTTCTTTCGTTCTAAAGCTCCAGGCACTTTTGACATCTTATAGCCGCGCAGGATATCACCGAATGCATCTTTTCCGGTTTCTTGAAGCGGGATCCGTGTGGGGTCAATAGTTTGTAAGCTTATTGGCATATTATTTACTCCTAGAATCCAAGGCCGCCACTAGGAAGGCCACCGCCTCCGCCCATACCGCCGCCACCACCAATTGCGCTTCCTAATAAAGTTCCTAATATATTTCGAACATTTTGATTTCTGGTATCGGTATCTAAATTGCGCTGCCGGCGAGCCATAGCACTAAAGTTACCCAATTGTCCAAGATTTGCAGTGCCAACGCCTGCCATACCTTCGGCTGCTTGAAATGCCCTATTAGCTCTTTCAGACTCTCTTTGTTGTTCTCCTAGGGCTCGTTCGCGAAGCGCAAGAGTTCTACCTTCTCTTTCTCTTTGCCTGAGTTCGTCTTCTCTAACTCTTCCTCGTTCTCTACCGGAGATCATACGTTCGAGACCGCCAAGGCCTGCTCCTTGTAATCCAAATAGGTTTTGTAAGTATTGTTGCTGGTCCTCTCCTAGTAAGCCACGAACAGTATTAGCTTGAGCTTCTTGGTCTGTCCTGGTTCCAGCAAAACCACCGGAGGCAGCAGAATTACGCATAGCGTCTAACATTTTTCTTTGTTTGTATTGATAGCCTTCAGAAGGTGTATATCCGCGTTGCATCTTGTCTAAAAATGCTTGAGGATTTGAACCCATTTGGTTATATTCTTTCGGAAACTCATTGTAATAGAAATTTTCAGGAGCACGTTGATAGGGTAAATACTCGTTGTACATGTTTTGATATAAATCATTCATGTACCCAGGGGTGTACTGTTGCGGCTCATTTGCATAAGGCGCAAGGTGTTGGCTGGCAACTTGAGGAACTTGCTCTAAATAAGGCATAGCTGCGTTATATGGATTGCTGCTTCTTTTAGGCCTGGAAACCCCCAGCATTCTTCCTAAGCTACCAAACATAAATAAATCTCCCTAAACACTAGTTACCGTTTCGACGGTTCCTACAGCAACTAATAGCTGCATTTTTCCTAAATCCGTGTTAAACCAAAAGCGACATGGTTGAACTGCAGGCACTAAAGCCAGCATAGCCGCTACATCAGCATTCGATAAAGATGGCATATAAAACCCATCTTTTGTATCCAATATAAATCTCAGCGTTTGATTTAGCTGTTGATTATAATTTTCCTGGTTACCATTCTTGATATACGTTGGGATAGTAATTGGTTCTTGTGTTGCCATTAGTACAGTTCCGCTACGCCATCGTATGCCACAAAACGATCTAATCCCCAAAACCTAAGTTTAAGTGTTAGGCTATTGCAAGTTCCCATATTCTCCCAATTAATAATATTCTGTCGAATTGCAACTGGGTTTAAATATCTTGCCACAGTATTGCTCCAAGTAATGCCTCCGTCCCTAGAGATACTTAAATCTACTCTAGGCTGATAAGGCGGCGGTAAATCTCCAAGAGGAATTCCCAACCCTGAGGTTTCATCTGCAATAGGGATATCAAATTCAGTATAGATTACGTCTAGAGGAGGGGCAAAAAGGTCCTCGGTTATCAATAGATTCTCGTTGTTCAATAACGACACACCTGAGACTAGGGGATCATTACCCTGCTCTATCGTAAAAACAAAGGTATTGGCTCTAAAGCCGCTAGAGTCTAGGGCTCGGATTGTATCTGTAATCCTAATGCGCTGGATGGTTCGATTAAGGTTAGGGTCTGGATTAGGATTAGTGGGTAGATTTTCATTATAGGTCGTAAAATCTGTGGATGATTGATAGAGTGAGGCATTATTAAGGGACAAGAAATAAGTCTTTAAGTTAAAATAAGCATACTGTCTAGCTGGGTGAAAGTTTAATTCAAAATCTGTCAGATTAAAGAACATTTCGGTTGTAAAGTCGTAAATTAGCGTTAAATTATCAGCAGGATTAAAAAAGGTTAATTGGTAGAAAAGATGGCCGTCTTGGCGATAAAACATGGCTGTAGATTGACCTGGAAACTTGACGTTAGCTAATTTGTAATCGATGCCATCTGTAGATATTGGAGAGAAGGTTTGACCAGTATAAACCAATATAACAGGAGCATTGTTTTCATTTACTCCAAGCCATGCAATATACTTATCGGAAGCATCAATGGTTGATACGGATATGCAACCATAGTCTATGTTGATTGTGGAGTTTCTTAAGTAGTTTTGTGTTCCACCGACTTGCGTCCATATTTCACAAACAGCGGTACCAAAAACTAAAATATTATTTCCCTGTCCGGGCAGCCTCATAATCGCTATTGCGTAATCAGGTTTTGTTTGTAATGCAAATTGAGTTGTGAGAGCAATAGTGGTGGGTGTAGCAAAAGAAAATGCATACCACGCTGAACCGTTAGGCGTTCTATTGCCGTTACCAAATAGAAAGAAAGTATTATGGTATTCGACGTAATTTGGTATCAGTGTTCCGAGTCCACCTTGAATTGTTATGTTGGGCAGAAGAGAATGATTGTAGATATAGGCATTCAGTCCATCGACCAAGCATATCTGAGAGTTTAAATTCTCATCCATAAATACTTCGCCGACCGCAGTTACTAAGTTACCAATGAATGTTATTGTTAGATTTGTTTCAATCCTATAGACACCTTGGCCAACGACTGCTAGTAGGAAATTACCTCGGATACTTGTGAACAGCCCTCTTCCTTCTCCCCCTGCTACAAATTCTAAGATACGCTGATAGCCTGCGGTATTGCATATCCATTTATCGGTGATAAACATATTGACGGTAGTGGCGGAGGATATTTTATTATAACGACCAAAGGTGCTAGACCCAACTACGTTGACTTTCTCTTGCTTTGCTTCTCCTGCGGTCTTTCTCATGTTCACTCATATAAGTTATTAAACTGTCCACCCTTTACCGAGATTCACCTGTCCGTAATTAATCGAACTCTTATTTGTTATCGTACTAATTTTATTAATGGTCAAGTCCATTGGGCTAGAGCGCTTAGATATCATTTGCGTGTATTGTAAAAGTTGTTTAATCATCCCTTGCGGAGGAACAAAGTTATAGGCAGTACATAATCGTTCAGCTAATCGGTATTGTAAGTAGTTGATATAATACTGGTCTAATCCTGAGGGGAAGAAAGTTAAATTAAAAGGTCCATTGCGGGTACTAAAGTTTGAGAAAGTAATATTATCTATTCCTGGATTTACGCCCGCTGTTTCTACAACAATATTTTCACCAAATGAATTAGTTAAAATAAATTCTAATCCGAAGATGCCGGCTGTTACATGATTGATTACACCGGTGTTTATGAAAGCAACCAAGGCGTTGGTATCTGCATATGCACCTTGTAAATCAAAGCCATTAATCACAAGCTGTCCAGGCTGAATAACAAAGTTTCTGGGAGGTGGTGGTACGGGTGCGGTATATACAATTGTCGGTATACCCAAATTACCTTGTGTAGTGTTTACGGATAAGTCTTGAGACGCAGTTACACTTTGTAACCTAAATAAACCCGTCAACTCCATTGGGTAATTAATATCAGGAAAGAAATAAATAAATAGATTAGATCCCCCCAGTGTTCTTTCACAATGCCAATTAAACGGTAAAGACAATACGTTCTGCGTTCTTCCTGTTCCAAAATATTGGTCTCTAGGATTCTTGCGCATTTGATAACGTATTGACTGAATGAAGAAGGTTAAAGTCTCAGCCTCGGATAGATTCGGAATGAAGTACTTTTCTTGTCCAGCAACGGCATTAAACTGATACGAAGAATTGAAATAAGGAATCATATCCTCTTCAATCGCCGTATCAGATAATATTTCGTTTAGCTTATCAAGGCCAACC